GCAAAACTTCATATAGCTGGTGCCAAGGGAGGCAGGACTATCGGTACAAGCTAAACCAACCATATAAGCCTCATCGGTATCAGCAAATTTTTTGTAAAACTCAATGGAGAAATATACTTTTTGCTTGGATTTAGCTAGTGCAACAAGCTCAGGCTTAGGTTCAATTTCAGCCAATAGGTAAAGGTGATCATTGGCTTCTTCAGTCGATAGCGACACGACATCGCCATAACACTGAAAATCAGAGCCGGGATAATACCCTCGCATATGCTCTAAGTTGACACGCGCGCCATACACTTCTGGGTCATAGTTAGCGGCCATTTGAGTTATCTGTTCGCGAGTGATTTCACGGCCGTCCGTAGTTTGGCCAGCGCGTGCAACTCGAAAAGTTTTGGTAGTCATAGACGGTCCATGAGTTAGATAAAAGGGGAGTCATTTTTAAAGCTTTACTTTGACCTATTGCAATATGCAAAAACAAAACAAAAAAGCGTGGATTGAGCAAATACACGCAAAACAAGCATGATATAGAAAGGCTGATAAACCAAAGTAGCGTCATACCCTTATGAGCTGCGTTAATGTCTGCCCTTATCACCCTACCGACTGGAGAGAACCCCAAAACCGTTGCCCGTGGTCTCTATTGGCAAGGTTGGAGTATTAGCGCGATTGCAGAAATGGTTAGTACACCGCGCACGACCGTAGATGGATGGAAAAAATCAGACGGCTGGGATGAGGCAAAGCCTCTAGATCGAGTAGAGTCCACGCTCGAAGCGCGATTGGTACAGCTGATTAACAAGGACGATAAGACTGGTAAAGACTTCAAAGAGATTGATCTGCTTGGTCGTCAAGTAGAGAGAATGGCCAAGATCCATAAATATAAAGAGTCTGGCAAACAGTCGGATCTTAATCCCAACCTATCTAATCGTGGTCGCAAGCAGGGCCAAAAGAACCCTTCAAACGTCATTCAGATTGATGACATCGATAAATTCAAAGATTCATTCAGAGATTGCTTATTTGATTATCAAAAAGTCTGGTATAGCGCAGGTCTCACTAATCGTATCCGTAACCTATTAAAGTCACGCCAAATTGGTGCGACTTGGTATTTCGCACGCGAGGCTTTTCTTGATGCCATTGAGACTGGCCGTAATCAAATATTTTTATCCGCATCCAAGGCGCAAGCGCGTGTATTCCGCGAATACATCATTGCATGGGCGATGGAAACTGCAGGGATAGAACTGACCGGTGATCCGATCACGCTAAACATAGAAGGGCCCGAAAAGGACTACAGCGCAAGCTTGTATTTTTTGGGTACAAACAGCCGTACCGCGCAAAGTTATCACGGCAACGTATACATGGACGAATATTTTTGGATTCATAAGTTTATTGAATTCAGAAAAGTTGCATCAGGTATGGCCATGCACAAAAAATGGCGTCAGACATACATATCAACGCCATCATCCAAGCAACATCAAGCATATAAATTTTGGACTGGCCAACTCTACAACCGTGGGCGTAAGGGCGATGACCGGATTGAGATTGATGTCACCCCGCATAATCTAAAAAATGGCAAGTTGTGCGGTGATAAACAATGGCGGCAAGTCGTCAATGTCTATGACGCTATGAACGGTGGTTGTGACCTGTTCGACATTGATGACTTGCGGATGGAATACAGCGAGGACGAGTTTAATAACTTGCTGATGTGTGAATTTATTGATGACACGTTATCCGCTTTCAGTGTCAGCGAACTACAATCATGCATGGTCGATACGTTAGAGATATGGGATGACTGGAAGCCTTATACGCCAAGGCCACTTGGTAATCAACCAGTATGGCTTGGCTATGATCCGTCATTGAGCCGTGATAGCGCTGGGCTTGTGATATTAGCAGCACCAAGTACACCAAACGGCATGATACGCGGTATAGAGCGTTTGCAGTTTAAAAACCCAGACTTTGAAGCACAGGCGAACGTCATCAGAGAGATGACAGAAAAATATAACGTTGAATATATAGCGATTGACGTGACTGGTCTTGGCATTGGTGTCTATCAGTCGGTCATTAAGTTTTATCCGCAAGCTGTCAAGCTGCATTACAGCCCAGAGTTGAAGCAGCAATTTGTCCTAAAGACAAAGGACGTTATCAAAAAAGGCCGCTTAACTTTTGACCACGAATGGACGGATGTAGTAGGCGCGTTTACTTCGATACACAAAACAATCACTAGCAGCGAAAAAGCGGTCACGTATAAAGCCGACCGCAATGAAGATACTGGCCATGCGGATTTAGCATGGGCACTTATGCATGCACTACATAGAGAACCTTTGGCAATTGCTCAAGGTGAAGACGAATCCGCACTGGAGATATTTGAATGAATGAAACAGAAAATCATGCAGTGGTAGAAATGCCGGGCATGGAGGCTTTTACCTTCGGCGACCCCATCCCAGTGATGGAACAATGGCAAACTTTATACTGGGGCGAATGTCATAATCATCAACTGTGGTATGCACCGCCGTACGATCCAGATGCTTTGTCTAAGACAATGAGAGCATCGCCACATCATAGTAGTGCTATCTTTGTTAAGCGCAATATTTTGGCCAGCACCTTTATCCCGCATCCGTTATTATCCCATCGTGATTTTAGCCGCTTAGTCTTGGACTATATGACGTTTGGCAATGCCTACATTGAACGCGTTACCTCACGCTCAAAAAAAACCATGAAGCTAAATGTTCCACTCGCTAAGTACATGCGCGTCGGTGTTGACGCTCAAAGCTACTACTTTGCAACGCATAGCTGGGCCGAACCGCATAAGTATAAAGCCGATAACATCTGTCATCTGATTGAACCAGATATCAATCAAGAAGTCTATGGTGCGCCTGAATATCTATCAGCGCTTAATGCGGCGTGGCTTGATGAGTCAGCGACGTTATTCAGACGTAAGTATTACTTAAATGGTAGTCATGCGGGGTACATCTTATACATCAATGATCCAGCAACAAACAAAGAAGACATCGATGCAATCCGTAAAGCTTTGAAGGACAGCAAAGGCCCTGGTAACTTTCGTAACCTATTCATGTATTCTCCCAACGGTAAAAAGGATGGAATCCAAATCTTACCGATCAGTGAAGTCAGTGCCAATGATGACTTCTTTAAAATCAAAGAAGCGAGTCGAATAGATATTGCAGCTGCTCATCGAGTACCGCCTCAACTGATGGGAGCGTCACCGACCAATGCGGCGGGCTTTGGTGATCTAATCAAAGCGGCCAGAGTTTTCGCAGTCAATGAGCTTATGCCTTTACAACAGACCATGCTACAGATTAACGATTGGCTAGGTGAAGAAGTCATCAAATTCAAAGACTACTCGCTACTCAAAGATGAAGATTAAATAACCAATTTTAAGATCAATATATCCGCTCTAAATCGAGCGGATTTTTTTGGCTTTCAAAAAACGCAATCGAAGCCCCGCCTCGCCCACGATAAAAAAACATGGTTTTCGACGACCATGACGATCATGGCGGTGGCTTTGGCGTAACTAGGGGAAGGGCAGATAAACAACTGTTTGAAATGACGAGATGTGACGAATATTTATACTCAATCCCACGCTAAAATATCTGGGATGTAGAAGTTAAGGCGCTGTACGTGAATAAAAACAAGGTTTGCGGGTGATAGGTCAGTTCTGTGCAATCCCACGGTCTATCCCATCGTGGGATTAGACTCAAATTTCAGACATAAAAAAACCTGCTCGAAAGCAGGTCTAGTATAGGTTTGAGAACTTTTATCACTATCCGAAAATGGTGGGGCTGGAGAGACTCGAAACCTCTATGATTATTAATTGCAGGGTTTTGGGGTTGCTAAGTACATGATATTGTTAGAATGTAGTGTTGGGTTAGGCAGGAAGAGCTATCCCATAGGAATCCCACGTAAGATATAAGCAGATCCTGAGCGTGCCCAGCGCACCATCTTATTTTGATGTTTTTAAATTTTTGGGGGTGGTATGCAAACTAGGTAATATAGGTAATCATATTGATTTTATTGGGTTTTTTATGTAATTTAGAGGTAATTATTAAGTAATCCAGTACACAGCTAAAAGGTATTAATTAAGAAACTATAAAATGTATATAAATCATATACTTATACTATAGATGTAATAATAATTACTTTTGATTACTATATTGAGGTATTTATAAATAGTAATAATATCAAATACTTATATCTGATTTATTAAGATATTACTATGATTACCTCATATTGCTACCCCTGTGGTATTTTATTACTTAAACC